CCAGTGAACTCGCCGTCAACACTGATCGAGGCATCACCACCTTGCGTGCTGGTGGGTGACACGTTGCCAATGATAGCCGTGCCTGACCACTGGCTCAAGGTCTTGGTGGTGGATCCGGTTTGCAAGGTCACAAGCTCACCTGCCTTGTTGAACTGCAAGACATCGCTATTGGTTGGCATTGGCTCAGTCGTGCCGCTGTTGTCTTGCATGATGCCAGAAGCAGAGAATGTGCCGGACATCAGGCCGCCACGCTTCTGTGCAAAGGTGTCAGCAAAAGAGGTGACATCAGAGACAACCTGCGAGAAGGTTGCTGACCAAGTGTTGAAGAGGATGTTGTGGTTTGCAACGGTACATTGACCGTCGGATCCGGTGATGCGGTTTGCCATGTTTGGCTCCTTAGCTGACGGCCCCAGTGCGAAGCCTGAACTCGGTTATGACTCTCAGGTACTCGCCCTCCACTGAGCGGATACCGTCGTTGGTACATTCAATTTTTGCACGCCCGTGGTTGTCGATGCTTGGCGTGCTGTTATTCATAAGCGCAAACAGTTTGGTTTGGATGCCGCCGAGGGCTGTCATACCGTCCTGCTTCCTGTTGTAGATATCGACTTGGAACAGATAGTCCTTGATTGTGCTGCCGTTGAACGTCTGCTCAAACGGTGCGCTGATCAGTTGGAAGGTTGCCAGCGGCACGGCTTCCATGCTTGGGGCTTCCTGCTCGTAGATCCGACCGCCAACGGCTGTGTGGAACGAGCCGCCACTGGTGTCGCTGATCAGTTGCGTGTAGAACGCTTTCACAACGTCTTGGCTCATAGCTTGCCTCCGCCTCTTGCAAAATCTTTGAACGCTTTCACAGCGGCTTTCCGGGCGAGTTCGCCAGCCTTCTTGGCTCCCTCACTCAACGCACGCCGCATGTATGGTCGTGCGGGTTGATTGATGGTTCGCCCTTTTTTGTCCGTACCGACAAAGCCAAACTCAAGCCGAGCCGCGTATGGCACGATCCGGTTGTCAGGCCCAACGCGAGACAACGGTTTTGGCCCTGTGGCTTGTCGGTTGTCAACTTGGATACTTTGCTGCAAACGACCTCGAAAGTTGAATGGCGGTTCAGGGGCCGTCGAGCCACTTACCCATCGACCATTTTTCCTTGCCGACCGCCCACGATTGACGAGTTTTTTTGCCACGGTTTGAATGTGAAACGCAGCAGTCTTGACAGCATCGGCAGCCATCGCCTCACCCAAACGCTTGCCCAAGTTGACGTTGAATTCGAAGCTCATGCTACCGCCGTCGAGTCCTCTGTACAGTCAACCACAACGTGAGCCAACGAGGCAGCACCAGAGAACATGCCGGGCTTGATCACGCCGACCACTTCCAGAAACCGCACGCTGCTGTCTGCCGGGTCGGTGAACTTCAGCCGGTTGGTTGGTGCGATGGTCACGCCTGCATCGAAGTACACGCGGTGCGTGATCACCAGTTCGTCACGACCGGCTTGCAGAGGCTCCGAAGCACCGGCTGGCTGAATGAACCCGGTGACAATTGAGCCGTCCGAGTACGTCAGCACCGGGAAGCCTGACGCATCGTTCGCGGTTCCGGCGGTCTGGATGGTGATTGACACGCCATGCTTCGTGATGAGTTCGGTAACGCTCACGACTTACGATCTATGAATTGTGCCAAGAGTTCACGGATTCGCTCCGATGATCGGATTGGATCGGACGCACGGGTGTACGAGTATGAGCCGATTGACTCAGACTGCATGGTTGGGTTCTCGGCCTTGTTGCTGTAGGCGTACTGCACCAATTCGATGCAGGCCTGTGCAAGGTCAGCAGGTATCGCGCTCAGGCCGTCAAAGCCTGCGTCATACTCGACGAGGATGCCACCAAAGGTGTGAGGGAATGGCAGCCCTGCGTCAGTGGCTTTGCCGAAGAACAGCATGTCCGCTGAATCCACGAACTCAAGCGTGGCACGATCATCATGCACGCGGTACGGGATATCGTCGCGGTCAGGGAACTCAACCTGTGCGGTCGAGAGCATGACGTTCACGCCGCCTTGGCGGAACAAGTCAATGCTCAAGCAGTTGGTTGACAAGGTTGCATCAAAGCCAGACACAGCGTTGATCGCATCGACAAGGCCCGAAGCCGTGTCATTGTTGGCAGACGCAAAGACAAGCTCGGTCGATGTCTTCGTGCCGTCTGACTGGTGACGGGTCAGAACTAAGCGGTCATCTTGCACCTCGACAACTGCACGCAGGTCGCTGGCGGTGTCGCTGCTGACACTGAACGCGATCTTATTGCCGATAGCTACGCGGCTGATTCCAATGACCGGGTAGTTGCGAAGCCGCAGCCGTCGCTGCCCAGAGCCGTTGTATGACTCGCGATAAGACTGCTTCCGGAAGTTGCGGTCACAGTACCGCTCGATGCGGGTTGACTCTGCGTTGATCAGGCGTTCGATCAGGGCATCATCACCGGATGTGCCAACCCCCAAGTACGCCTTTGCATCGGCTAGAGATACGAGTGCGTTGTCAGCCAGAGCCATCAGAGTCTCCTGTTCCCCCCTCAGCCCGGCAGCCACGAATGGACTGCCGGGCTTTTGAGAGGAAGGTCACGGGTTGTGAATGATCAGATGATCACGCGGCCTTGCCAGTCGGCAGAAGCAGCGGTGATTGGTCGCTGATCGTTGAGAGTAAACGCTGCAACATAGTTGCTGGACGAGGCAGGCCCGTCAAACGAGATGGTGATGTAGCGCTTGCGACCGCGAAGGTCAACGAAGTACAAAGCACAGCCATCATCAGCGGCAACGTTGGTTGGAGAGGTGACGGTGCTGGACAGGTCAGTGCCAGAGATGTCGGCTTGACCGGAACCAGAAGCGTCGGACTCTTGCAACTTCAGTGCTGCCATAGCGCCATCAGAACCACCAGAGGTGAAGAACTGAATGACAAGATAGTCAGCGTTCAGTGTGTCAATCTCCTTGGTCGCTGCCGAAGCATCGGACTCGGAGAAGTGTTTAAAAGTGATGTCTTGAAGGGAGATCATTTGGAGTCAGCCTTTCAATTAGGAAGCAGCCGTCTTGAGGGCAACGATAGCACCGGCGGTGCTGCTGTCGCCAACATCGTGGCAGTTGATGTCAAAGCGAGTCGTTCCACGAACACCGATTTGGTCGGCCTCGAAGAAGCGATCTTCACTTACGGCAATCTCGGTAGGCCGACGGTCGCCCATCGTTGCACCGAGCTCGAGTGCGCCGAAGTAGGCACAGATTTGAGAGTTGGCTTCAGTCTTAGGCAAGACATCAGCAAGCACGACTTCATAGCCGAACAAGGAAGGCACAGCCACGCCACCTGCGAGGGTGAGGTTGGTGTTGCCGCCAGCGTCAGCGAGAAGATCCAGAACAACGGTGTGGTAGAACTGGGTGGACATGTACCACTTTGGAGTGCCTTGAGAGAAGACAAACTCAGGGGCAAGACCAACAGTGCCGGTGAAGTCAGCAAGCGTCAATTCAGAGTAAGCGTTGCCGGAGCCGGTCTTCTGACCAGCGGAGCCAACAGCGTTCTTGAGTCCGACGATGCCGCCGTTGCTTGAAGTGCCATCTCCGTTGAAGCCTGCTTCATCTTCTGCGTTAGCAAAAGCACGAGCAACTTCGCCAGCCAAGAAGTCGCCAAGATTCACAACTGAATCTTCTGCCAATTCACGACTGTACTTGGTCAACGTGGCAGCCTTGCGGGCAACCAAAGACACTTGATCGAATGAAGCATCGGTCTCGCTGATCGAGGAACCTTCACCAACGAACGAAGCGGTCAGGCCGCCAGCAATTCGGTTGATCAGCAAGGTGTCTCGGCTCATGTTCAAGACGCGGGTGTTCGCACGGAACTTGCCGAACTTGGCACGCAAGTCGATGATTGCTTGCTCGAGTTCGTCAGGAACCAAGAAGCCGCCAAGCGAGTTGTTGGTTTCGCCGTGTGCCTTAGCACCGTAGCGATCCGACACCCACTGTTGTGCTGACTTGTTGCCCATGGAACCCAAGAAAAACTGGCCAAGACCGTGTGCGGTTTCGGCGTCGTTCAAGTGCTTGAGATTGCCTTTGAGAGCTGGTGCAGTCACGACAGGCGTGGCAGCGGCAACACGACGGCGGCCTTCTGCTGCTTGCTTCTTGACAAGATCAGCGACAAGAGCGACAGCGGACTTTGCAGCCTTGTCTTCTTCTTTGTCGTCTTCCATTTTGGTTGAAGCCTTCTCGACTTCTTCCTCAACCTCAGCACGCACAGCGTCGGCCTCGTCCTCCATTTGCATGGCAGCCACGAGTTCGGCAATGGTCATGTCTGGCTTGAGGTCAACCATCATTTTCTTTCGGATATCTTCCGACATGGTTTTTCCCTTTTTTTCAGAATCAATAGAACTTCGCTCTGGCTGAGTCGTTGATGCCTGCTCTGCTTCTCCAACTGCCTGCCGACAGTTGACGCTCTCAGGGTTCTCGCACGATGCCTGC